GGAGTATCTAAAGGATACTTTTACACAATATAAAGGTATGGAAAAGCGGGACTTGATCTTGTTTCCACATCGTGTTGCTCCTGAGAAGCAAGTTGATATCTTTAGAGACTTAGCACAGCGATTGCCACAATATGAATTTGTAGTTTGTCAGGATCAACAACTTACAAAGAATGAATACCACAACTTGCTAGGAGAAGCTAAGATAGTGTTTAGTGCTAACTTGCAAGAAACACTTGGTATTAGTTGGTACGAAGGTGCATTAGTAGATACTATTCCTATGATGCCAGATAGACTAAGTTATAGCGAAATGGCATTACCTGAATTTAAATATCCTAGTGTATGGACTGAAAACTTTGATGCATACTTGCATAATAAAGATAAAGTAATTAGACAGATTGTAAACTACATGGAAAATTACGAAGACTTACTACCAAGTATATCTAAGCAAGTAACAAAACTTAATAAAGAGTTCTTTAGTGGAACTGAACTGTATAAGGCAATTAACAATGAATAGTAGCCAAACTATAACTGTTAGTGGGTCACCGGCAGACTATGTGTACAGTACTAATGGTATAGGATCTAGTACAGTTAATTCCGGTCAAATTACTACATCAAGTATAACTGGAATTAACAGTAATATATGGACTGATGACGTTTCTGCTAAAGCATCGATCAAATGTGATGGCACTCTTGAAGTACAAGGTAGAGATGTTCTATCAGAGATTGACGAGATGCGTGATGCACTAATGTTAATCAAGCGTGACGTAGATATGGAAGCCAAGTATCCTAAACTAAAAGAACTGAAAGATGCGTATGCCGCACAACTTGCAAAGTATGCTACATTTGACTCAATTAAAGGATCTATGTAATGTTTAACTTTCTTAAGGGTCGTAAGCGTATAATCAAAGACAGAGATAGCAACGAACCGTATCTTATTCGTTGGTATTTGTTTTTAAAGGACAGAAAGAACTTCCCTTTTAACATTACATTACACAAAGTTTTAAAAAGCGATGAACCCGTATTACACAATCATCCGTGGAGTTATGCCACACTAATTCTAAAAGGCGGCTACTGGGAACATACTCCTTGTATTTCTCGAGAAGGTGCTATAGTAGGATCAACAGGAACATGGCGAGGTCCAGGACACTTTAGGCTTCGCGGGTCAGATGATTTACATTTCTTAACATTGGGTAAAGATGCAGACGGTAACGAAATACCGTGTTGGAGTTTATTCTATATGGGTAAGAAAGCACAGTCATGGGGCTTTGTACCATTTGTACAAAGCGTTGGTTATAGGTGGATAGATAGTAAGGCGTACCTTACTAAGGAGTAAAGTGAAATGAGTGAATATGATGAAGAAGTTGAAAATCAAAGAGTGAAGTTAGAAGCAATAGAATGGGCTGGGAAGGTTAAGTCTATTCATGCACATAGCCTTACAAGTTTGTGGTATGAAAAAAACCCTGAAGACTTTGAGTTAGGTGGCGTTGTAGATGTTGAATATAATAGCGGCGTAATCGAACGTACTTTAAAAGACGGTACACAAAGAACAATTGGTAAGATTCTGTCAGAAGAAGAGATCGTTAACGAATATACAAGGAATACATAATTATGATAAAGAAACATTACTACAGTTGGCGTCATGTTGAAAAAATGTGTATTGATATTGCAATGCAGATGCAAAAAGATAACTGGAAGCCTGATTACATTGTAGGGATTACTAGAGGCGGCAACGTGCCTGCGACTATACTAAGCAACATGTTAGACGTTCGTTGCGAAGCACTTAAAGTAAGTTTACGTGACGATGAAGTAGGTCCTGAAAGTAATTGCTGGATGTCAGAAGACGCATTTGGATATGTTAGCGAAGAAGAGCGTGTTACTACTAAAAGCCGTTGGGACGTTGCTAAACGTAAGAAGATTCTTGTTGTAGATGACATTAACGATACCGGTGCAACATTTAATTGGATTAAAGAAGACTGGGCAGCAAGTTGTTTCCCTAATGAGGAAAGCTGGAATACAGTGTGGAATGGTGAGCTTGCAAATGTAAGGTTTGCTACACTGACTGAAAACTTATCTAGTAACTTTGATAGTGTACGTTACACCGCACACGAAATTAACAAAGCAGAAGAAGATGTATGGCTTGTTTATCCTTGGGAAATAGTAGGTACATATGATGCATGATACACTAGCAACAGCACAACAAGAAAATAGAGCTCCATGGACTAACGTATTTTTAGATACTAGAGACTTTGTTGTATTTGAAGATGGCTTTCCAGTTACTGAAGGTCACGTACTAGTAGTACCAAAAGAGTCTACACAAGAAGAAATTAATAAGTGTTTTAAATTTGCACTATCAATGGGCAATGACAACGTGTTATCAGCCAATACTAATATAACAGGCTATAACATAGGTTTAAATATAGGAGAAGATGCAGGTCAAACAGTGATGTATCCACATATACATTTGATCTTCAGGCGCAAAGGGGACTGTTCGGATCCTACTGGCGGTATTCGAAATGTAATTCCGGGCAAAGGTAATTACCATACAACATAAGGAAAGGAAACATGGAATTGAGAGAAAATTTAGTAAAGGCAGCTACACTACATGCAGAAGCAGAAATAGAGTTGCACAGAGTAAACATTGAAGTCTATATGCAAAAAGTAGTAGGTATTGGTGAACATTCTGATATTGTTGAAACAATCCAAAAAGAACTTGATGCAATGGCTGCATCACATGATCGACTTGAAATGCTTAATAAGTATTTTAATGCTTGACAAAAACCTAAATACAATGTATAATGTAAAGTATATTGTGCATTGTATTTTAAACGGCAATCCACTGCCTAAACATCGGAGATAAAAGAATGGGAAAAGCAAACGAGCTAAAAGCCTTGTTACAAGAACAAAACATTCGTCATTGGGCTGGCGATAATATATCACAAGTTTTACAACAAGGTGATAAAGAACAACTTATTGAAGAAGCAACTGTAGCATTTGAAAGTGTATTAGATACATTGCTTATTGATAGAGAAACAGATCCTAACTCAAAAGGCACAGCAAGACGTCTTGCTAAGATGTATTTTAATGAGCTAATGGTAGGAAGGTATGATCCTATGCCAACAGCAACAGCATTTCCAAATGATAGCGCAGATCGATATGAAGGTATGCTAGTTGTACGTTCAGAACTTAGAAGCGTATGTTCGCATCATCACCAGCCAGTAGCTGGTACAGCATACATTGGTATTATTGCAGCAGAAAAACTAATTGGTCTAAGTAAGTACACTAGAATTGCACAATGGTGTGCAAGACGTGGTACGCTACAAGAAGAACTTGCAAATGATATTACTAAAGAAATTCAAAAAGCAACTAATGCAGAACACTTAGGTGTTTACATTCAAGCAACACACGGATGTTGCGAGAACAGAGGCATTATGGCAAATAGTAGTCTTACACAGACAACTGTTTTAAAAGGTGCTTTTAAAGATGATCCAGGTACAAAGAAAGAGTTCTTTGACAACATTAAATTACAACAGGAGTTTAGCTGCTAATGAAATTACGTTATAGCGAAGCATTTTATAGTGTACAAGGTGAAGGCAAGTTTGTAGGGGTACCTAGTGTATTCTTACGTACCTTTGGTTGTAACTTCCGTTGTATGAACTTTGGACTTGGACGTGATGCACCTAGTCGTGCAGAAAACCAAGCAAACGGTATTAAGCATAATCCTGAAGTAGCGGACTTAATTGCTAAAGAAGTACATAAAACAACAACAGACTTTAATGACTTGCCTATTATACACACTGGTTGTGATACGTATGCAAGCATCTATCCTGAGTTTAAGAAACTAATGATGGATAGGACTGTAGACGAAGTTGTTGAACATTTATTATCACTTACTCCAGAGGGTAAGTGGACAATGGACAATGGACAGGATGTACACTTAATATTTACCGGAGGTGAACCTTTGTTAGGGTGGCAGAGATTCTATACCGAATTATTAGACCACCCACGTATGCAGGACTTAAAAAATGTTACATTTGAAACAAATACTTCTCAAAAGCTACGAGACGACTTTAGAGACTTTATCAGCGGCCAAGAACGATTTGAAGTTACTTGGAGTTGTTCCCCAAAACTTAGTGTCAGCGGAGAATCTTGGGAGGACGCTATTAACCCTGATATTGCTAGTGAGTATAACAATGTTCATGGTAGTAAACTTTATCTTAAGTTTGTTGTGGCTGACAGTGTGGACGTTGACGAAGTTAAAAAAGCTGTTGCTGAGTATAGGGGCGCCGGGATCGAGTGTCCGGTATATCTTATGCC